ACGTTTACATTTTCTGCAGCGACAACTGCTCTTCATGAAATACAGGCCAGCATTATTTTTATGACGTCTGCACTCTTGCTTACAGGAGCGGCAATTACCGATGTCGTGGTTGATCTGCAAAAAAATATCAACGGCAAAGACTGATTACCAGTTTATCCTAAAATAAAAACCAACATGGATAGGAACATGAAAAATCTGGTTTTCGGCATCTGCACACTCTGCACCATTATCCCTGCCGGTGCGCTGGCTGACTATGATCCCATTGCGATCAAGCAGAAAATCAATAATGAAAAAAACACCTTCGAAGTGGTAAGATGGGAAGAGGCCGATACGAAGGACGCATGGTTGGCCAAAAGTAATGTGAAGGGTATGGTGCTATCCGTCGGTGCCAATGCATCTGGCATTATTGCCAACATTGCAGATTCCCAGCAGGCCGCACTGACTATGTTGCGTTGTCTATCTCTTGGCACCATCGGATTATCGCCGGAGAATGAGGCCGAAAGGTCGGCCATAATGGATACTGTCCAGTTGGCGACCACCAAACTCACTCAGGCAACCCAAACACTTAATAAAGTCACGTTTACAGTGGAACCGATGCAGGTCGGTAACCTGGTTATCCTGTCATGCAGTGTAGAACCTGAAAAAAGCAACAAACCGTGAAAATCGACAAACCCACACAGGCCCTGTAAGCCCCTCTAAGGTGTTGGAGCGCCCCACCGCTACAGCGATGACCCTATTCGCGGCACTCAGGCGTTTTTGAATGGGTTTTGAAGGGGGTCGCATGACCTGGCTGGGGGTGCATTTGCAGATATTCCATTGCGAGCACCCAAAACCTGATGTAATGTAGTAGCACCCCATCACCCGTAAAGAGGGGAGACACATGTCTCCCCTCTTTTTTTATGCCCGCATGGATCACACTCTCATCCATGCCAAATACACATCATCAATTCAAGGGTTTCGGCGACTTTGTCGAACTGTTCCGCGCAGGCGAGCAAACCGATTCGCAGGGTCGCACTAAAATCTGGACCCACGAAGAACTCGACCAGGTCGTTGCCAACCATATGCCCGCGCCCGCAGTGATCGGTCACCCCAAAACGGATGCGCCCGCTTATGCCTGGTCGTCTGAGCTAAAACGTGACGGTGATTTACTGCTGGGTAAGTTCAGGGACGTCGAGCCACAGTTCGAAGCCATGGTGAAAGAGAAGCGCTTCCCCAATCGCTCCGTCCGTTTTCGTAAAACAGACCAGGGCTTTCAGTTGGCCCATGTCGGTTGGCTCGGTGCAACCCCACCGGCCATCGATGGCCTGAAGCAGGTCGAGTTCAGCACCGAAGACAGCGATGGCTACGAGTTCGTATCCGAAGCCTACGCCACCAGCGTGATCACCCGCACCTTTCGCCGCCTGCGTGAATTTCTTATCGACAAGTACAGCGCGGAGGAAGCTGATCGTGTGGTTAACGATTATGACCTTGAAGCTCTTGCTGATCTGGCTGCAGAACAGCGTGAACAGCTAGAGCGCCCCACATCCCATTTTAATAAACCTGACGGAGACAGTGCCGTGCCAAAAACCTATACCGACGAAGAAATTCAGGCCATCCGCGATGAGGCCCGCCAGGCTGCCGAATCTGAATTCAGTGGTCAGGCCAACGACTACAAAACACAGCTGACCCAGGAGCGCAACCAGCGGCTGACCTCCGAGTTCAAGGCCCAGATCACCGGCCTGGTGGATGCGGGCAAGCTGACCCCGGCCATGGCCGAGGGAGCAGTCGAGTTCATGCTGGCTATTGCTGGCGATGAAACCGAGTTCGAATTCAGCACCGGCGAAGGCGACAAACAGAAAGACACCAAACAGTCGCCTGCCGACTGGTTCAAGGGATTCCTGGACGGCCTGCCAAAAGCCTTCGACTTTAACGAGACCGGTGCCGGTGAACACCTGGACGGTAAGGGACAGTTTGAATTCAACGCACCCGCCGGCGCCATCGTCGATCCCGACCGCATCGAGCTGCACAACAAAGCGGTCGAGTACATGAACCAGAACAACTGCGACTACGTTGAAGCCGTAATCGCCGTCGAGAACAAGTAACGCCGTAGATCACGGCCAAGGGGACCATTGCCATGCCTGCCACAAAAATTCCAGTACTTACCTTATCCGTCGCCGCCGCTGCGCTCGTTGCTGAATACCGTGCAATCGGCAAGGACGGCAACTACGCCGGCGCCGGTTTAAAGGCCTTCGGGTTTGCAACCGAGAACGCCGAGGCCGTAGGCGCCCAACTGCCGGTCGATGTGCTGGGTACCACCATCGCCGAGGTGGGCGCCGCCGTCGCCGATGACGCCAGCCTGGAAGTGGGTGCGACCGGCAAGCTGATCACCGCCACCACCGGCATCGTGGTGGCCAAGGCCATGCAGGCCGCTGGCGCCGATGGCGACAAGATCGAGGTCATGATCTTACCCAAGTAACCTGTTTATAAAACGCGATTAAAGCGGCGTTATACGCCCATTGAGGAGAATTTAAACCATGCCTAATCAAGCAGAACAACGCGTCATCGACCCCATACTGTCGCGCATCGCCCTGGGCTACCGCCACCCGGAGCATATTGGTCAGCACCTGTTTCCTGTGGTGCCTGTACAGGTCGCCGGTGGCAAGGTCATCGAGTTCGATAAATCCGGTTTCCGGTTGTACAACACTGCCCGCGCGCCGGGCACCAAGGCCAAGCGCCTGCAGTTTGGTCACCTGGGTAAGCCGTATGCCGTGGAAAACCACGCACTGGATGCGGTGGTACCGAGGGAGCATCAGCGCGAAGCCGGGGCCGTGCCGGGTATAGATCTGGCAACTCGCGCAGTCAACCTGGTGCTGAAGTCCGGCTCATTAGTGCTGGAAAACCAGCATGCCACTCTGGCCACCGATGTTGCTAACTACGATGCGAATCACCAGGTCACGCTGGCCGGCACCGATCAGTGGAACGACTACGCCAACTCCAATCCCATTGCCGACGTGAAGGCCGGGCGCGAAGCGATTCGCTCCAGTATCGGTATGTATCCGAATGTGATCATGATTTCCGCCAAGGTCATGTCGGCACTCGAAGAGCACCCGGCATTTGTGGATCGCATCAAGTACACCAGCTCCGATTCTGTCGATGAAGCGCTGTTGGCCCGGCTGTTCAAGATTAAAAAAGTGGTGGTCGGCCAGGCCATCGCGTTCGACGACGACGATACGTCCATCGACCTGTGGGGCCGCGATGTGGTTATGGCCTATGTGCCCGAGCAGCTCACCGGCATGGAAGAGCCCAGCTATGGCTACACCTATCAGATGGATGGCCATCCACTGATCGAGGTGCCGTTCTGGGATCGCGACGCACGCAGCTGGATCTACGGCACCACCCATGAGCGGGTCGGCGTCCACACGGGCATCAGCGCCGGGTTCGTCATCAAGGATGCGGTAGCGCCTTAAGTATAACCAGAGCGAAGCGATCAGGGACAACTCTGCCACGGATGGCCTTACCCACTCATTAAAAGAGAGTTCACCATGAACGACACAGTCAAGATCAAGTTGTACGCCGAACGCCCGATCAAGTCCGGCGGTAAAGTGTGCAACAAAACCGAGTTCACCGTCGAGGACGAACAGGTCGCACGCGACCTGGTCGACAGCGGTGCCGCCACCGACGTCGACGGTTACTTCAAACGAAATGCATCAGCGTCCGAAGCGGATCGCGAAGATGCCATCGCGAAGGCTATCCTGTCACTCAACAAGGATACCAAAAGCCACTGGGATGATGAGGGCAAACCCAGCCTGAAACAGCTCGCGAAGATCACCGGTTCGGTTGTTACTGTTGATGAGCGTGACGTAGCCTGGGCCAAAGTTCATAAGGCGACCCATGGCTAACAAAATCAACCAGCCCGAGGCACCGGTCCTGTTCTACTTTTTCCCCACCGAGACATTCGAGTGCGAAGAAAATGGCAGCGTGTATATCGAGGGCCAGCGGTACCAGGTGCGTGAAGGAAACGAACAGCTTGCGCAGCTGGTATCTGACTGGCTGGATCAAGGCAAGGTAAAACGAGGTTAATCATGGCAATCACGCACGTAACAGCAGTACGCAACGCCGCCGCCGATGCCGTCGTCGATCGCATAGATGCTGGTGTGGCCGACGCCAACGGCGATCTGGTGCTCATGGCAGCAGGCGATGTCGAGGTCGCCACACTGGAAATGGCCAACCCCGCCTACGGTGACGCGGGCGCCGCCGTAGCTGGCCGCGCTGACTCCAATGCCATTGCCGACGACACCAACGCCACCGGCGGTACTCTGGCATTGTTCAAGATACAGGACCGCGACAACGGTGAAGTGTTTCGTGGCACTGTAACCGGCGTTGGAGGCGGCGGCGACATCGAAGCCAGCAGCGCCACCGTTAATGCCAGCGACACCGTGCAGTGTACCGGCCTTAACTATGCCGCTCCCGCGTAAGGTGCGGCATGCCGCAACTCAGCAATATCACCGAGATCGACAAAACAGCCACCAAGACTGGCCGGTTAGTAGTAATAACGGTGCCCGCGAATTCAAACTGTTCAGCGTGTTCTTTACAGGCTTCTTCGCCTACCTGGTCGATTTTGCAATGGACGCTAGGGTGAGCTCTGGCGGTGGTGGCGTCGACCACTTACCTGTGTACGCGAGTTATTAAATGGCGCATCGTATCTTAATTGCTGACGGCCCTATCACAGACGGTGCCCATTGGCAGGGCGGCATAGGCCCGAACCCGGCCGGCGGCGACACGTTCGAGACTAACGGCTTCAACCTGACGTCATGTGCCGGTATTTTCGGCGATGACGTGACGAACTTCGCCGGACATATAAACGGTGGATCAGTTACGTTAACCGGGCAGGTAGAGGGGCACGCAGTAAGCGAGGTGTTCTATTTCGAAGACGGGACCCTGCATCAGGGTGCGCACGATATTATCAATTCGCCAACATTCGCCAATAGTGGATGTGCCGTAGCGAATTTCTCACAAACATTCGGTCACACCAATACATGGAATTCATTCGGCGGCGATAGAATATCCCGCAATGTTCGGGGTTCTACCCACAGCATATTATTCGCCAATCCCAGCACATCTCTGGCAACATTGAATATAAACTGGACAAACGGTGGCCGCACCGAGGGTCACGGCAATGGGGTAACCAATCCTGCGCTGGCGGCTTTCTTCCTCAACTCGAATGACAGCTGGACGTATCAGGGTGGTGGTCGAATCATCAATTGCGGCCAGCTCGATATACGCCTGGGACTTAACCAGACTGCAGTATTTGACTGGGACGATATCTTCATCGGCTTTTTTAATGGCACCGGCTACACCGCCAATCGGGATCAGCTGCCGTTTAATATCCGCGAAGGTCACAGCAACCCAACTACCGTACCGCGCCTGACGAATGCGCTTTTTTACGATGCCGACGCCGCTAACGACATGACGCTCGACCTTACCCACGTAGGCGGCCCTATTGATGTAACTAATCTACGCACAGTCAACTTCGATGACACCCTCGGCAGTAACGATTTGATCGCGGCCCAGAATATGATGGTGATCGGGACATCGACCACAAATGATTGTTCCATCGGCGCCGGCGCCAACGCAACACCGAATTCGGGCGTGCCGAACATCGACAACATTGCGATCATCCAGGGTGCGCCGGCGGGCGTACATGCACCGACGTTCAGCGGTGATTCGGCGAACTACACCGTTAATAACATGGTTATCGATGCGATGGGCCTGGTGTCACTGTCGGAAGTGGGTGATCAACCGATCTGCAACATGCCGGTGACCATTAACAACCTGGTCACTATTCATGGCGCGGGTGGCGTCAATACATCGCTGAACATCAACGGTTCTGTCAACATCAATGGTTGGACCATACATGCGGCCGTCGGCATTATCATGGGTGAGTCGCCAGGCAACTCTTCGGCGACCGAGCTGGGCAATATCAATAATGTGATTATCAGCCAGCCCTACAAGCCCAACCTGGTAAATGACTACGGGGGTGCTGCTGTCAATCAGACAGCGCACAACGTCGACTACATCGCCTATCGCGTTGCCGATATGGATGCCGGCAACGAGGTGCACCCGGTCCTCGGCGGTGCAGGTTATGTAGCCGCTGGCATCGCCGATCATATCGACAACTACGGCGCCAACGATCGCCTGTACACCGACGCCCAGTTCGCCGACCCGACGCGGCACGCTCTCACCTGGTGCGCGACATTTGCCGGCTTCGCTGCAACGCTTTCGGATCTTGGGCGTCTCATGCTGGCTAGCGTTGGTCTGGATAATGCGGGCGCTGAAATCGCTCCGGTCGCAGGCGTGAGCAGTACAGAGTATTGGGCCTACATCCAGGGCGGCTACACCTCTAGCAATCCCGACTTCGCAGGCACTGGCCTGGCGGGTGCTGACTTTGGTGCGTTTCCCGTCGCCGCACCCATTACAGTCGGCGGCAGTCTGCAAGCACAGGACGCCACCGTTTCCGGTACCACTGTCAACGACCCGGTCTCGGTCGCTGTAGTAGCCGCCGCTGCCGACCTGACCGTTGGCGGCAACGTTCAGGCGCAGGACGCAACGGTGTCGGCCTCCGTCAATGTATTGCAGCCCTTTACCTTCAAGTACACAACGACCGCTAAGCTTTTCAACGCCTTCGGTAAAACCGAAATGGCTTTGCTGGCTGCGCCAGAAAACGCCAACATCACCGGTGATCTTTTGTCTGCAGCCTTGAATCGCGATGATCTATCCGCCTGGTCATTGCAGGACATTGCCGACGCAAACGCGGCGATCGATCGCCTGATTTCTGCGGTCGCCTCCGCCGAGCGGCTCATCGACTCGTATATCAGCCCGCGATACACCTTGCCCCTCAGCATCACGCTAATCGGGGAGAGTGCCTTACCAGAGTATTGCAATCACATTGTGCGTTACAAACTAATGGATGACCGGACCACCGATGAAGTCGACAAGCGCTACAACGAAGCGATGCGCTGGTTACGTGATATATCCATGAACAAGGCCAGCCTTGGGGTGCAGGACACCGCCGTGGCCACGCCACAGGGTCGTATGGTTTCCCGGACCGGCACCAGCAAATACAGCTGGGATGATTATTGATGAGCGGCGTGCGACTCGATTACAAAATTGACGACCGGGAGATCCTGCGAGCACTGAAGCGCATGGATGATTTCAACGCCACTGAGATGTTCGAGGAAATCGGTGCTTACCTGGATTCAGCCGTGCTGCAGCGATTTGAAGACGGTGCCGGACCCGATGGTATCAAGTGGGAAGAAAGTGAGCGCGCGAAGAACGAGGCAGGAAAAACGCTGATCGATTTCGGCCATCTGCGTGACTCGATCACCCACATCGCCAGCAGCACCGGCGTTGAGCATGGCTCCAATATGATTTATGCCGCCATCCATCAGTTCGGCGGTAAGACGGGTCGTAACAAATCGGTGACCATGATTGCCCGCCCATTCATCGGACTCAATGCGGACGACGAAGATGAGATCAATGCCATCGTCCGCGACTTTGTGAGCGAGGTGATGCCGTGATTATTACAACAACAGAAAACTACCTCATTACAACGATTAGCGAGTTGTTCGGATACAGGCTACGCCTGGTGGATTCGCTGCCAGGCGCGCTGAATGAGAGCGTCATCAAGGCCATTGCCGCAACCACACCGGCCGTCTACGTAGCCTTTCTCGGTGGCCGCCTGGCAGACCCGGTATGGGCATCAAATTGGGGATTTTATGTAGCAACCGGCCAAGGCAATCACAAGCAGCGCCGGCAAGGCGAGGCGCGCGTGTTGGGTGCTTACGACATCATCGATGTGCTGCTGAGCTACCTGCATAAGCATTATGTGCAGGACGTCGGCACGCTACGATTCGACCGGGTGCAAAACCTGTTTACCCTGCCGCTAGATAAAAATGGCGTAACCGTATACGGCCTGACCTTCACTCTGCCCATGCCGTTCGAGGAACAGCCAGGCACCGATACGCTGGCCGACTTTGCAACTTACCACGCGGAACATTCACTGGTTCCCGGCGACGATGAACCTGCCGCCATCGATGAAATAACCCTGGAGCAATAATATGAACACGCTACACGTTAAACCCAAGAAGATAGACGGCACCACCTGCATCGTGCGCATGCCCGAAAAGAATAACCAGATGCTGCCAGAAAAAGGCGACCAGGTGCCGGACAACAGTTACTGGCGTCGTCGACTGCGCGATGGCGATATCGAGCCGGTCGCTGCATCCAAATCCGCTAAATCCACTGCTCAAACGGAGTCCTAATTATGGAATTCAACGATATCCCTGCAAACCTGCGCGTACCGGGCGTTTACATCGAGTTCGACCCCTCGCTCGCCGGCAACGCCAGCATCGGGTTTAATATCCTGGTCATCGGCCAGCGCCTGGCCGCCGGTACCGTCGCCGAGGGCATACCCACCCTGGTCACCAGTCCCGACGATGCCGAGGCGTACTTCGGTCGCGGCTCCATGCTGGCCGAACAGATCAAGGCCCTGAAAGCCGCCAACCAATTCATGGAAGTGTGGGCCATCGCCCTGGACGAAGACGGCGCAGGCGCTGCGGCCGCCGGCACCATCACCGCTACCGGCGCCGCAACCGCCAACGGTACCATCGCACTGTTGATCAACGGTAAAAAGGTCAATGTGGCCGTGGCCAGCGGCGACTCAGCCGACGCGGTGGCCACCGCGATCGCGGCCGCCATCACTGCCGACACCACACTGCCGGTCACCGCCGCTGTCAACGGCGTAACCACCAACCAGGTGGACATCACCTGCCGCTGGACCGGTGAAACAGGCAACGATATCGACCTGCGCGTGGGCTATTACGGCGAGAAGCTGCCCGCCGGTACCGCCATCGCCTTCGGTGCAATGGCCGGCGGCACCACCAACCCGGATGTCGCCACCGCGATTGCTGCATTCGGTGACGAATGGTGGAACTGGATTGTCATGCCCTATACCGACACCGCAAACCTGGTGGCACTGGAAACCGAGCTGGATGCCCGCTGGGGGCCGATGGTGCAAAAAGGCGCGCGTGCGTTCGCGGCCTATAAAAACACCCTGGCGCTCACGTCCACCTTCGGCAACGGCCGCAATAGTCCACATATTACCTACATGGGCATCAACACCTCACCAACGCCCACCTGGAACTGGGCGGCCATCAATGCCGTTGTGGGTGCTGCGTCGCTGTCTATCGACCCGGCCCGGCCACTGCAAACATTAAAGCTACCCGGTGTACTGGCCCCCGCCATCGAGGATCGCTGGACCACCTCCGAGCGCAACACGCTGCTCTACGATGGTATTGCTACACATGTCGTCAATGCAGATGGCTCGGTCTCCATCGAACGTCAGATCACAAGCTACCAGACCAACGCCGCCGGCAATGCGGACGACTCGTACCTGGACATCAACACACCTGAAACGCTGGAACGTATTCGATTTGCGCAGCGTTCCCTGTTCGCCACCAAGTTCCCGCGCCACAAGCTGGCCGGCGATAGTGCGAAAGGCGGCGCCGGCATCATGCAACCCAAGATCGCCCGGGCCGAACTGCTCATGCTGTACCGCGACCTGGAAGAGCTGGGCTGGGTGCAGGACTACGAGGCCTACAAGGCCAGTATCGTCGTCGAGATCGACGCTGGCGATCCAACACGGCTGAATGTGCAGGATTCGCCCACGCTCGTTGGCCAGTACCGCGTGCATGCGCAAAAAGTGCAGTTCCTTCGTTAACCGTTAACCAGCAAAGGTAGAAGACAATGGCAAAACAATTCACAGGGCGGCTTACCATCCGCATCGACGGCCAGGAATACAAATCGCTGGATGGTGCCACGCTAAATATCGGTGGCGTGAACCGCACCGCTGTCAAAGGCGGTGGCCGGGTGCATGGTTTCATCGAAGAAGACCAGGAACCGACAATGGATTTTAAACTGCCACACAACAAAGATTTGTCGCTCAAACTTCTCGGCGCACTCACCGATGCCACCGTGATGTTTGAGACCGACAGCGGCGTGCAGTTTGTGGTGCGGGGCTGCTATACCACCGAACCACCGTCACTGACTGGCAACGAGGTCGACGTAAAGATGGCCGGCGAAGAATGCGACGAACTGGTGTAGGTGACCTATGGCTGAACATACATTTAAATTGATACACGGCCTTAAACTGGGTGAAGAAACACTCGTTGATGTAACCATTAAGGATCATTTAACCGGGGGTGAACTGCGCGCCGCGTCCGAAGCATCCGAGGTGCTTAAAATCATGACGCTGCCATCGGGCGATCAGGAGCCGGTGCTGGTCATCAGTCCATCGCGCATGGCGTCGGAAACCATGCGTAGGCAGATCCTCTCCATCGGCAACTCGAAAGGCCCCATCAGCCTTGCCGAACTCGACAGGCTGCATGAAGACGATATCGCCATCATGCAGGATGCTTGTAAC